CTTCTTGTTGTTTTCTTTTTTCTATTTCGTAAGCAATCCAAAAGTCTGCGATAGCTTGACGGTCAGCGGCTTCTAATGCTCTATCTTTAATGTTGTCGTCGTTGTACATATCGATTAGTCTTTGAGCATTTTTCCTGTCTATTTCTGCGTCTTTCGCTGCGTCTGCATTATATGCGGCGATATCTTCATCTCTTTGTTTTATTGCTAATTCTCTATCTTTTGCCGCGTCCTCATTTCTTAAAATTATTATTTTTTGTTCTCTTTCGATTGCTAGTTGATTATAGTATTCTGTGTTGGCTCTGTATGAATTAGCTTTTTCTTCTTCAACTTCTTCGTCTGTTATTCCGTTTCTTTGAATGTCTGCCAGTTTGTCCTGTACTGCGGCAGCTCCAGCTACTCCTTTTAATTTGTTCGGAAATCCTATTGCTGGAGAAAAAGGAGTCCACATTGCGATTTTTTCCCATGCTTCTAAATTAATTATTTCATTTCTCATATTTGAAGCTTCGTCGTATAAATCCCAGTTTCCGTCCTTTCTAGCTTGAAAAGCTACATCTCGCATAACTATGCTTAATGGTTCTCCGGCTTCTGCTTGTCCCCACATCCCCAAAAATGCTGAACTAGCGGCTGCAATTAATGAAGCTCCTACTTTTATTGAAGTTGCTACAATTCCCTTATCTAGTAATCCTTTAGTAATTATTTTAGTTGCTGTTTTTTGTGTTACAGAATTAAATTGAGTTTGTTTTATTGCTATTTCTCTAGCAAGTGAACCAACTGGTTGATTTGTTAGTCCCACCCCTAATGACCCAGCTATATTTGTTGCAAGCATACTAAGTCCTTGTATTGCTGGAGCGATTCCTAATGCTGCCAAATAATGTTGAGGTTGTAAAGAATCTATGCCAGTGGCTGCTCCTATTTTTCCAGCAAGCGACAGCTCCGGTCTTTTAAAATCTACTCCCGGGCCTGTCGGTGTTACACGAACTCCGCCGACGTTACTTGTCCCAGTTTCTCCAGAAGTAGATACTACTCCTTTTCCAGCTGTAAACGATTGAGTTTCAGTTATTGCTTTGCCGGACGAATCTCTCTTTATTTTAGATTCTTTTTGAGCTTCTAATCTTTTAGCTCTCCTTATTCCAGCTTGCGATTCTTTGCTAGTTCCTTTAATTGTTTTTCCCGCTCTAAGTTGAGCTTCCCCTCTAGCTCTTTCAGCTTCAAGGTTTACTCCCCTTTTCTTTGCCAGTTGTTCAAATTTTGTACTCATCTTGAATTATTCTTGCATTTGATTATTGTTTCTGCGACTTTGTTAAGTGCTTCTGTATTGTTTCCGATTATTCTTTCAGTTCTGAATACGAACCATAAGCACATGAAAATTGGGAATCCTAGAGTTCCAATTATTTCGGCTGGCGGGTATATCATGCTTTTCCTTCTAGTTCTTCTTTAGTATCGTTTGCTTGTACTGCTGGTTCTATTGGTTCTTCTTCAAGTGTTTCTGTTTCTGTTCCAGCTTCTTCTACTTCCAAATTTTCATCTTCTTCCGCTGGTGTGTCGCTGATTGCTTCACTTTGTAAACTTGCAGGGAATGTTAATTTAATCTCCAAATTAAGTTGTGCCAATATTTGTTCTTCGATATAGAGTTGTTCAGCTTTAACGCTTTGCTCGTATGATAAATAAACAATTTTTCCACTAGCGTCGGTAAACTCTTTTGCATTACCGACAATTATCTGCGGGACGTTTACTGCTTGGAAAAAATAATCATTTAGTTGGTTAATCCAGTTCAAAGGATTTAGACTAGCGTTTGCAGCTGTTGCGACAAGTTCTGGCACGACAGCTCCTTTTGGAATGTATATATTTTCTCCATTTCCTCTTGCTGCGTCTTGCTTTGCTTTAAATGCTTTTATTTTTGTGTCGTCGTCTGTGTCTAAATGGAATATCCAAAGAGGGTCTATGTTTCTATGTAGTACTCTTTTCCAATCTGTCATTGCTTCATTTCGCATTAATATGATTCGTTTTACTGCTGTTATCACACTGATTCCATGGATAGAGTCTGCGATTCTCTCCCTATTCAAATGTAGTATCTCGCTTGGTTGGAAAATTTTGTTTTTCGCTCCTTTTGTTTTTGATACTTGCTCGTATCTGATATATTGCCCTTTGTTATTCTGTACTGATTTTATAGAGCTTGGGTCTAGCGGTTTTAGATTAACTAAAAGCCCTTTATCATCTGTTATAATTTCAGCATACGAATCGCCGTCGATGGTTTTGACTTTGATTTGATTTTTTAGAATTGATGTGAATGTATCTTTGCCATTCCCTTTGATAGTGCTTAAAAGTAATTGTGTATAATCATCTGTTTCGATTCCAGCTCCAATCGTCCATGTTGCTTTAGTATCAATAGCCGTTTTTAGTTCTGGAATGTTTTGATAGAATCCTAGATTTTCGCTCCAGTTCTTACTCTGCCAGGAAGTTTCTCCATTTCCTGTTGCTCCGTCTGTTGTTTCCGAATCTACAGAGTAATCTGTCATAGTGCCAGTTAAGTCACTTGCTACTGCATTGGTTATATCTAGTTCTCCCATGTTTCCCCTTCTAATTTTGCTATGTCTAAATCATTGTATTTATCTTCCGGATTTATTTTTTCTGGAAGCATTAATTTTAATTCTTCTAAAACTTCTTCTTTTGATATTTGTTTTTCTAGTTTTATACAAAAGGTTTTTCCCTCATAGCCCTCTACTAAAAACCTTACTTCTCCGTCGATATAATTAACTTTTATTATTTTCATTCTTCACGTCCAACGATTGTGAAAGATGTATCTTGTGATCCAGTTGTTCCGGAATGTCTTACGACTATTCTTCAGCCGCTGCTAAATTTTATCGGTGTTGCTAAATGTATCTGTTTAAATTCGTTTGGAGCAACTGCCCACGTTTTTAAAAATGACACTTCTGACGCTGCCGCCCCAACTCCAACTTCCGAGGTTACTCCGGTTCTGTCGGAATTGATAGTTATATCAGTTAAATAAAAAGTTTTTCCCGTTGGTACAACATAAATTTCTATCCATGTATTCGCTACTTCTGCTTGAACGTATGAAACATTTTCGGCAGTTCCCCCCCCAGCAATATCCGAAGTGTATGGTGTTTCAGTATTTAAATTTGTATCTAATAAACCAAAATCTAAGTTTCCCATTATCCTGCCTTAATTATTTTTCCAAAGTTCGGGATTTCTCCTTCATCTCTTGCGTCAAATGGTTTTGCAAGTCCTAACATAATTTCTTCTTCATTAACATTGATTCCGTCAGATATAACTTCCCCTAGTAATCTTCCAAATTTCCCTACTCTGTTTTTGGTATTAATTTTAATCATTACAGTTTTTCCTAAAATTCTTTCTCTTAGCCAATCTCTGGCGATGTCTCCGCCTTCGTTCATCTCTGCTGTGTCTATATTTAAGAATCTTAAAGGAAAATCAAAATCTCTGAAAGATGTTTTTAATGTTATTGTATCTCCGTCGTGAACCTTCACAACTTCCGCTTCAAAATCTTCTTTTATTTGTATGTGCGGCGAATCGAATGGCATTTCCTCTAGTTGTTTGTTAGTTAGTTCTGGATATTTTTTATAATTATGTTCCCTTGCCATTATGCGCCTGTAATAAAATCTTTAACTTTTTGGTCTCGTAGTAATGACATCCCGGCTAGTGCTTGGTCACGTAATACGTTTACCATATCCTCTGCTTCTATCCTTGAAGTATAACCACTCATGTCCCATTGAATAACATAAATGGCGCAAAGATTACTACTAACCATTTTTAAAATTCCTTGTGTATCTGCATTTAGTCCGGCAGTTACTGCGTCGCTCCAGTTGTATCTCGTTATTGAATTAATAAACGATTCAACTTCTAGGACATAAACATCCGTTGCCGCTACTGCTTTAGCTGTTGCACTTGCCCCAGTTCCGGCTTTAGCTTGAATGTCTACGTTCTTAGTCCAAATTCCAAAGTCTGCCATATTCTTGAGTATATAGTTTAATTTATTTAAATCTTTCTAATAAATATAGATGTTCAGCCCTCTCTCTTTCAAGCACCAACAAGCTCTGACCATCGCTTCGCATAAGTGGGAGTAGTTTCCGAATAGTTTGAGTCTTTTGTTTTCTGTGTATTCAAACGTAATACTTTTTAATGATTTTAGAAGTTTTAGGTCGCTTATCAATTCTAGTTTTCCGGTTTCCAAAAGCATTAAGGCGTTGCTGTACAAATCTTCCTTCAAGATTCCTCTTTTTTTTTCTTCGCCTTGTACTTCAATTCTTTTTGATGCGTTATTCAATCCAATTACTTTTCTTCCTAATCTTTCTATTAGGGTGTCGGTGACAGCTCCCCCAACTCCGCCGTCATCGATGAATATCTTTTTGAAGTTCCATTCGTTATCTAGTACTTGGAGTCTTCCTGTTGTGTCTGTTGTACTCACTCTATCAGTCACTAAGCATTTTACTATCTTTAAGTTTGTATCTGCAAGTTCGCAGATCACAAAGCCGTTTTCGTCGCCACCATATCTCGCAATATCTACACCTAGGTAGTATCTCGCAGCATTGTTGTATTCTGTTTCTTTTTCCCACTCAATAAGCTTCATTTGCTTTTTTATTAGTTCTGTCGGGAAAAATTGATTCCACTCGTCAGTAAATTCCCCTTGGTATTCTTGCCTGTATTCTGCCTTAGACATTCTTTGTTTTTCTTTCTGCAGAAACTTCTTAGGGATTCTTATGCAGTTTTCACTAGAGACATGGAAACTTTTGAAGTCAATGTCCGTAAAGGAATTATAGAAATATCCCCCTTTTCCAAAAGGTGTGCTTAGAAGTATTATCCAGCCCATTCCTCGCAGCTTCTTTGATACTGCAATCATAGGTATTACAGCGTTCCAAACTGTTTCAGGGATATAAGCCGCTTCGTCGGCGATAAGCAGGTCGATTGTGAAACCTCGAATAAAATAGCCGGTTCTCCCAGCGGGTAAGCTATATATTTTACTTCCATTTTTAAGAACGATTTTGGTAAGTGTAGGAATTTCTTCATATAAATCAGCTCCTTCGTCTATTCTTCTGTCTATGTTTGCTTTAACTTTCTCGAAAAGCAATCCGGACTGTCTCTGGCTTGCTGCGATTATTAGTGTCGTTGTTCCTTCGTTCTCGGTGGCAAATTTAGTTGCCTTCTCGGAAATTACTTCCGATTTACCTACTTGTCTGCCTGACCTTATCGTGATGTTTCCAGTATATTCAAGTAACGACGACTGCCAGTTGTCCCATTTCCATTTCGTTTGTTTCATATTTAAGGGTACCATCAAAGATGACTATTTTTTTGTTATTTTTTAAAGGGTAATTGTAATAAAAATCGATGGAGTCCATAACACCCACCCAACAATAACCAAATCAGACTCGATACATATACATACAAGCATACGCAAGAGTGATGGATACCATGCCTTTCATACCGATACCGCGGACACAACGCCTTTTGTTTTCGAGCGAGCGAAGCGAGCGGAGAGTTAGGGATTGTTAGTAGTTCCCCAACAATATGATTAATGGACAGGGGTTTTGGGGATGTCCACAAATGTTGCGCATGGGCTAGAACCACAAGATAGTGGTTAGCCCTTTAGTTGTTAAGCTTATCGTCCGACCAAAGGGAGTGAAAGATAGAAGCGTACAACTACCCCAGCGAGTACTCAAGTATCAGTCAAATCTTTGCCACTAAGCGTAAATTTAGCCTTATTCTCTGTTCTAACCCATTGTAAGCGTATTAACGCCTTTTTATTGCACCAATAAGTTCTAGGGTCTGTCCCAATCTCTAGCATTACAGCCCTCTGTAATGCTAACCATGGGTATCTTTCTACGTTTGGATAGTTCTTCCTTACTCTCCATAACACTCTTTGTAGTTTCTCAACGCTCATTGTTCTTCTGGAGCTATTTGTTCTTTTCTCCTTTCTTCTCTTTCAGTTTGCTTGATTTCTTCTTTAGTTGTCATTTTTTATCAATCTGCATGATCCGAAGGTTCATGCTCTAGTTAGGCACTATGATGTTACTCGCCCAGCCAGCCAAACCATATTTATATCCCGACGTATGACCCGGCAACAAGACGTTTGGCTGTTTTACTTGGCTCGTACCGAATCAGCTGCAAAACTTTAACTGCCAAGGCTGTTTAGCGATAGAGACAATCAACGTAAACAAGGCAATCTGCAAGCTGCCTACTCCCAAGTTGATTGTCTCACTAGGGTTTAGGAGTATAAATACAATACTATCAGAGCTAGACTTAAAAACACAAATATCAAAGGGAATGATAATAACATCCACTCATAAATGTTCTTTTGTCCTAACTCAAACTTTAAGTTTATCTTCATTTTTTTGTTGTCTCATGTTATTACGTTCGCAGTGTAGGCATGGTTCTTCCAAACATGATACATCAAAGAAGTTACATCCTACACAAGTTTTGCGTTCAGCCATTTATTCAATAGGT